GTGTTTACTAACATAAACGTAGTTTTGAAACGGTCACTTATTGTACGATATTAGCCAATCTAACCAATCAATTGGTCAATTTGACCACTCAAGGAAATTTAAGATGCCAAACCATAAGAACTTTTACCTATTAGGCTTACCTAGATGCAGGTCCTTATGGCTTAGTTTCTTGTTTACTGCAGAGAACTCCTATTGTCACCACGAGGCTCTAAGTGAGAGTCTGACCAATACCCCTAATGTCTTATCTGATGTCCACAATGCTCAACTCATTGGTTCAGCAGATACCACTCCATTGTCCTTCAGTGAAGACGTTGTTCAGGACTCCCCTTTGATACTCATCCATCGACCCTTAGCAGACGTTAAGGAGTCCCTTAGGGTTTCACATGGTTACCATCCAGAGCACGACCCACAGAAGGTCATAGAGAGGTCATACGAACGTCTCAACGAAATAGAGACAGAGAATACTATGCATGTGGATTACGGTGCTCTCAGTGACCCTCAGGTACTCCTAAGGATGCTCAAGTTCACTGGAGTCAAGGCAGACGATAAATACATTAGAAAGCTATTAGGAAGCAGAGTAGTGGTCAATCACCCATTCCTCTGGATGCTCAAAATATAACCAACCCAACCAACTTAACAAATATACCAAGGAGACACTCATGGCAATGCCCAAGAAAACAATACAAGAATTAAAGGACTCAGGTGTTTACAGGCCGTCAGTCCACGGTAATGAAGAAGACCTAGTCAATATGGACGTACAGGCCCCAGCGACCCCAGCGTTCCTTAATGCTGAAGCTATGGCCTACTTTACTGAGTTAGTTGGTTACGGCCTAGAGATGGACGTAATAACTGCTGCTGATGGAGCCATAGTTGGTCTGCTATCTAGTGAGTTTGTAGAGTGGATGACGTTAGATAGACTCATTAAGAAAGAAGGATTCCTTAAGGAAATGCCAACGGCTACAGGTTTCATGCAAGAAGTCGTTAATCCAAACCTAAAGATCCGTGATGATAAGCTCAAGGTTATCCTCAAGATGCTTAGTGAATTGGGTCTCACACCCGTTGCTCGCTCACGTCTTCAAGTTAATAAATCATCAAAGGAGAGTAAATCTTCTTTGGGTAAATTCTTGGAGAACTAATATGACTCTATCAGAACTAGTAATTCAACAGGCCCCTCACTTAAAGGAAGAACACGTAGCCCATTACCCCTTAGCTGATATCTTTACGATTGGATATAAGGCTCAACTCATTGGGTACTATGATCCTCAAAACCACAACCTAACTCTAGATGGACCGATGGTTGAAGCCTTAGTAGGAGTTTAATATGAATCCTACTAAAGCGATGGTTAATGAAATGCGTAAGAAGTATGTAGTCCACGGTCTCAACCCTGCTGACCAAGATTACAGACAAATGCACAAGTATGCTGATGATGTGCTCAGTGGGAAGATAGTGTCAGGCAAGTTACTCAAGAGGGCTGCTGAAAGGCACTTCAAGGACCTATACAGGTCTGATAATGATCCTACTTTTAACTACTACTTATGTCCTACTAAAGCACAGAAGATTGTAACTTTCTATAAGTTCATAAAACACACAAAAGGTGCGTTAGCTCGACAGTCAGTCAAGTTGATGCCTTGGCAGATCTTCCTCCTAAGTTCAACTATAGGATGGCTCAACAAGGCCACTCACTTTAGACGCTTTAAAGCATGTACGGTCTTTGTTGGTCGTAAGAATGGTAAGTCCACAATAGCCTCAGGGTTAGCACTTTATATGCTAGTTGCTGATGGTGAAACTGGTGCTGAAGTTTATAGCGTTGCCACGAAAAAAGATCAAGCTAAGATAGTCTTTGATGACGCTGTACGTATGCTCTCAATGAGTGACCTCAAGTCAGTGCTGAAGATACGAAACAACCGTATTCTCTATGATGCTGAGTTTGGTGTCTTCACTCCCTTAGCCTCAGATAGTAACTCCCTCGATGGTCTCAATATACACATGTTCGTGTGCGATGAGATTCATGCTTGGAAGGATAAAAATCTCTATGGAGTTCTTGAGACTGCAACTGGGTCAAGGCTTCAAGCGTTAGCGTTCACTATCTCTACAGCAGGATGGATACTAGATGGTATTGGTAAAGCTATGTATGACGATGGTGTCACGATACTTGATAATTATTCGATGGAAGATGAAGTGTTTGCCCTAATCTACACGTTAGACGATGGTGACAGATTTAATGATAGTAAGGTTTGGATCAAGGCTAACCCATGTTTGGGTGTCTCAGTCCAATATGATGATATTGAGCGTTTGTGTCGTAAGGCAGAACGTATAACTTCAGAGCGACCTAACTTCCTCACTAAACGCTGTAACGTCTGGGTCAATAATGCTGAAGCTTGGTTAGACATGGATAGACTCTATGCTTGTTCTAATCCTGAGGCAGACATAAAGGACTTTAAGGGACGTAAATGTATCATTGGACTCGATTTTGCTGATTATCTGGATTTAACATCAATTTGTTATCTTTTTCCAAATAATGACGGAACTTTCAATGTTTTCTACGATAACTTCTTACCTAATTCAGCGATGGATAAGGTCACAGAACAGATGCGACAACGCTATCTGAATCTCGATGATGAAGGATACTTAAGTATTCTAAATGTTGAGTCTATGGACTATGCAACTATAGGTACAGTGCTTGAAGAAGCATGCCAGTTGTATGACGTAGAAACCATTGCTTATGACCCATACCACTTAACAGCCATAGCTACTCAGTTAGAGAAGAAGAAGCTGCCAATGGTATCCATAACGCAAAGTAAAGCAAACCTCTCAGAAGCCTCTAAATTACTTGAGCGATACATCCAAGATAAGTCACTAATTTATAATGGAGACAAAACCTTCGAGTGGACCGCCTCATGTGCTGTAGTAAAGGTTGATGATAGATCAAATATCTCAGTAACCCGTGAGAATCATAACATACACAAGATTGACCCCATCATAGCCACGATTATTGCCCTTTCAATGGCAGAGATTCAGGACAAGCCTAAACGCTCACCTTACTCAGGCAGAAATGGGAGAGGTCTAATCGTATTAGGATAATAAAGGAGTCTCAATGGCTATATTTAACATGTTCAGAAAGAACAAAACACAGGAACCTAAAGAGAAGTCTGTCAATCCCTATGTTGATGCCAAGCTTAACAGTAAGGGTACATCACACGCTGGAGTAGAAGTAAACTATACCTCTGCAATGCGACAGGCTGATGTCTATACCTGTGTGAAGATCATAAGTGAGTCAATAGGGATGATTCCTATGAAGCTCTATCGTGAGCGCAACAACGTAATGGAAGAAGTATCAAGAGGGACAAGGGAGAACAAGATATTCTGTCAGACTCCTAATGACTATATGAGTAGTCAAGAGTTAATAGAACACTTAGTAACCGTAGCGTTATTACGTGGTCATACTTTCTTAGAAGTGCAGAAGAACAGTCTAAACAATGTCATGGCTATAGTACCTATGAGACATTTTGATTCAGTAAGCATCGCTATGAATACTAGTGGAATACCCTTTGCAAATTGGGTAACCAATGGTGGTCAAATGGTTACGAGCTTCCCTCCTTTCTGTGACACTGGTTTACTTGATATTAAACTACAATCACTCAATGGATACACGGGTATATCCCCTATAGCCATGCTTGCAGAGCAGATTGGTACAGGAATAGCTACTCAACGTCACACAGCTAAGATCTTTGAGAATGGAACACGTCTCAGCGGTATCTTAAGCACTGATGATACATTGGATGATGAATCTATTGATCGTATTGCTGAGAGTTGGCAGGGTGCGTATGGTGGTACAGATAACGCTGGTAAAGTAGCAGTACTTGAAGGTGGTCTCCAATACACTAATATCACAATGACTAACCAAGACGCTCAACTACTCGAAATGCTTTGTTTCAGTCGTGAGCAGATAGCTTCAGCATTCCGTGTCCCAGTGCATATGCTCAATGACACAACTGCTCAAACTATGAACAATGTTGAACAGAATAACCTTCACTTCCTCAAGTCCTCCCTCATGCCCACCATGATTAAGATAGAGAATGCTTTTAACAAGCTACTACCTGACAACATGGAACTCAAATTTGATACTAAGTCATTTGTACGTGGTGATATCAAGACACAAGCTGAAGTAGCAGAAGTCTTAATCAAGAACCGCATTATAAGTCACGAGGAATCTCGATTGATGTTCGATATGTCTCCTTCTAACCCAGAGCACACATTTGTCATTCAAAGCAATAACTATGTCTGGGGAAATGCTGCTGCAGCAGAAGAACAAGCCGCACTCTCACTGGAGGCTACTAGAGCCACACTTGAGGCATCCAAAGAACCCAAAGAAGAACCTGAGAAGGACTCACAAGAGGAAGAAGATGATGACAATTCAAAAGAATAAATCCATCGTATTTGAAACCAAAGATATCAGTGAACAAGGCATCGTGTCTGGTGTACTGAACGCATTTGGTAACAAAGATTACGCAGGTGATATAACAATGAAGGGAGCATTCACTAAGAGTCTTCTTGAGATTACCAAAAGTGGTCGTGACTTAGTTGTCCTATGGCAACACAAACATGATGCGCCCATTGGTGTCTGGAAGAACCTAAGGGAGACTGAAAGAGGTCTTGAAGGTGATGCACACTTAAACTTAGACGTTGCACAAGCAAAGGAGGCCCTTGCGCTTGCTAAACAAGGTGCTTTGTCAGGTTTCAGCATAGGTTACTACGTGATTGATGAAAGTTATGACGCTAGTGCTAAAGCAAACCGTTTACATGAAGTGAGTCTACTTGAGACTTCTCTTGTGACTTTTCCATGTAACGACTTATCCAGAACAGAAGGAATTAAAATGAAATTGAAAGACAACACATTACCCACAGTCCGTGAATTAGAAACATTATTAAAAGACACAGGTTTCAGTAACGCTGACGCTAAGTTCATTGTTTCAAAGTACATGCCTGACTTTGTTGATCCTGAAGAAAAAGCACGTTTAGAAGCTGAAGAGAAAGCTGCTGCTCAATTAGAAGTTGAAGCACTCATATCTAAACATGGTCTTAAATTTATGGCTGAAGAAGAACCTGAAGAAGAAAAGGGTGAAGAAGATGAAGCGGATGAAGAGACTAAAGAAGAAGAACCTGAATATGAAGAGGAGAAGTCAAACTCTTTGGATGCTTTCTTTAAATAAAGAATTAGATTCTTGTACGGGAGGTACAAGTGATCCTGTCCGTGAGGGACATTAAACTGTAGTTCACACCGCGCATTCCGCGCACTCCAATACACACTCAAGTTTTAACCAACCTGTTATTCAGGCTGGGGCTTTCGTGTGCCTAAAATTTATAAGGAATCTATTAAATGAAATTTGATATAAAAACTATTGCCGCTATTACTAGCACTGAAGAAATGAAGTCTGTATTACTTGAACTTGCTAACGAATTAGCTGACGTTAAAGCCAATGTTCCAGCTAATGTTGACCACGTTGAAGCTAAAGCCATTGTTGCTAAAGCTCGTGCAGAAGCTGTACGTAAGTTCATGAATTCTGCCCCTGCAAAGTCTAACCTCGGTCAATATGCCAAGCAATTAGACCTTACAACTAACTCTGATGCTATTGAGCAAGAACTTGGTAAAGAGATTATTGAACTAGCTATCGCTAACTCTAACTTCTTATCAGAAATTGGTAACCAAACTGTTAGTTCTACGGACTTCCGTCAGTTGGTTCTTAATGTTCGTCCTACTGTTGCCCAGACGGGTGAACAAGACGGTGTTACTACTGCTGTAGGCGCAACTGGTACACAGACTTACCAAGAGGTTTCTGCCTTGTTTGCTAAGGTCTACGCCATGCCTGTTATGACTCATGAATTACTTCGTGATGCTCATATCAACGTTGAAGCTGAGTTGATGCGTCTTATCTCTGAAGAGTGGACTTTCAAGCTTATCGATATGTTACTTAACGGTGACGGTGCTAAAGCTAATGGCATTCAGAACCTTCGTGGTTTGTTACACGCTCGTCTTGATAAAGCTAATGTCTTTGTTGAAGCTCTTAAAGCAGATGGGACCCGTAACCCTGATACTTTCCAAGTAATCAAGACTGGTGTCTCTGCTGCGTTTGGTGCTGATGCTGAAGCTATCCAAGACTACTTCATTGACTTGCAAGCTGCATTACCTCAGAAGTATCAAGGTAACGCTAAGTGGTATATGTCTCTTAAGACTTTCTCTGTTCTTAAGAAAATCCGTACTGCTGATGGTTTCCCTGTCATTGAGTTTGGTAAGTTTGCTGTATCTGGCGCTGCTTGGGATCAAGGTTATGTGATGTTAGGTCGTCCTATCGTGATCATCGACCAAATGCCTGATCAAGGTGCTAACGCTACTCCTGTCATTTATGGTGACTTGAAGGCTGCATATAAGCTTGTACCACTAGCTGGTTCTGATCATTTCATCGTTGATGAGATCACAACTAAAGGCGCGAAGACAGTCTACCTTGATCACCGCTTTGGTGAAATCGTAGGTGCTTCAGACTCTATCCGTGTTGCATTACAGGCTGTATAAAGTCTAAGGAGTACGGTTTATGGCTTATTCTATTTTAAGCCGTACTTTCTCTGATGTGGTGACCGTTGCACAGGCGGTCACCCATTTAAGGATCTGGGATAACTCAGAAGATGTCCACGTACAGTCTCTTATTGAGGCTGCATATGATGTTGCTGAGAAATACATGAACAGATTGGTTGCTGAGAGCACAGTAATCGTAGAGAGAGATACGTTAACAGCTCAACTCCCCTTGGGGAAAGCAAAAAGCGTCACAAGTATTTCATACATTGATGATGCGAGAGAAGAACGTTTAGTTTTAGATAGTGGACTTTACACATTTAATACTATCACTAATAAGATCATCGTGAATCGTTCTGTAGTGGAACTACTGAGCGCACTCAATGCGAGAGACTTCCAGATAACATTCGTGACTGGATGGGCTGCTCAAGAGGTCCCTGCGGCTATTAAGCAAGGCATATTGATGCTTGTGGGTTCTATGTACGTAATGCCAGAAGATGCTGCTGTAGGGCAGGGTGTGACTGTTACTAAGGTCCCTGTAACTCACCAATACTTATTCAATAAATACAAATTACACGCAGTATAAGGAGGTTCTATGTTACGAGGTTCATTGAGACATCGTGTCACTATATATAGACCTGACACTTACACGGTAGGTAATGAGATTGATACTTGGAGACTGTTAGGTGAAGTTAAGGCTTCAATAAGTGTTAAAGAGTCATTTGAGTCTATAGGTAGTGATTATCAAGGTGCTGAGATCATAGAGCTAACACTTCCTTATTCTAAAGCTTTAGAGCTAGGATTCTCTGACATGATTTTAGTCCACAGAGGTCGAGAGTTTGAAGTTATTGCTCCACCTACAAATGTCAGATATGAGGATAAGGTCTTAAAGATATTAGCTAAACGATATGAGAATTCAGAAAATCGTATAGTTGGTAACTAGTGGCTGCACCCAAAGAACAGGAAATGGTTACTGTTAAGTTAGACTTTAATGGTGAGCATGATATTTCTGCTATCTACAAAGAAATGCAGAAGATGTTCGATCAAGTGGCCCCCGCATACAAGGGTAAAACAAACAGAACAGAGACTGACATTAAGTACTCCTTACGGGTTGCTAACCAAGTAATCTATAGAGAAGCACGTATAAAAGCGCCAAGAATTCGTCCTGATATCCATGCGCGTCAGTCAAAAGAAAAACAAGAAATACATCTTAGTGATAAGAAGTACATGGTTGAGAGATCAGCAGCAGGTAAGAAATTCAGGTCTCAGGGTATTGTAGCGAGAAGAGTAGTTACGTTTAAAGATCCAGTATCTAAGTACGTAGCAGCGGTCGAGTATGGTCGTGACTCTTTTATTCAAGTTATGAAAAAGAAACCCTATGGGGTTAAAGGAGGTGATACATCTTTCTGGCTACGTAAAGTTGGTGCTATGAAAGCTCAACCGTTCTTACGTAAGTCGCAAAATAACAAAGCACAGATTGCTTATAACACATTCACTGAAACACTTAGCAAACGCTGGCTTACTACACTCAAACGTGTAGCTAAACACAACAAAAACAAGGGTAAATAATATGGAATATGATCTAATTGAATACATACAGAGCCTTCTAGGTGGGAACATCAAAGGTTACGTTCTTTCAAAACCAGAGAGTACTCCTTACCCCGCGTTCGTTGTGGAAGACTCTGTGAGAAGAGGGATGGACATTTATAACAACAATGGGAAGTCCTTTGATTACATACACAACCTTCAAATAAATCTGATAGGTCAGAAGTTCTCAACACTCAACACAATGAAGAACACTGTCGTGACAACCCTTGACGGTTTCAGAGGTGCGTTAGGGACTCAAGATGTGGTTGACTGTAGGTTAGTTGAAGCAGCCTCAACACAGAACACAAACAAGAATTACGAGTTTATCTTGTTCTTCACACTTAGCACAAAATAAAGGAGACAATTATGTCTGGAATTGGTCGCGGTACTCGCGGTATTGATACAAAATTTTTATATAACTTAACTGCTGGTACTATTACTCCAGCAACATTCACTCTTGAAGTAGGTGACATTACCAGTGTTGGTGATATCTCTGACTCAGCAAGTACTACTGAAGTAAACGTGTACGGTCAAGGCTACACGAATACATTCACAACTGTTAAGAGCATCGGTCAGATTGACCTAGAATTCTTAGCAAACTCTGACGATACAGGTCAAGGTGCATTAGAAACTCTGTATACAAGCCAAGATACTTCTGCATTTAATGTGCGGATGACTCAAGGTGCTAAACAGACTGACTACATGTTTGATGGTCAAGTATCTGCATTCACAGTAACTACCTCTGCTGACGATATAGTTCGTTATGCCGTAAGTATAGTTGTGCATGGTTCAGCAACAAAAGTAAATGCGGTCTAAAGACTAACTTTATTAAATGTTAACAGGGAGGTCACTATTATGTGTTCCTCCCTTTTTTATATAAGGAAACCAACCAAGTGATCAAAGTTAAATTTAAAGTACATAAAGACGAGGAGGATAACTTCACTGACATCGTTAATGAGGTCCTAGATGCCCTCAGGGATAAGAAAGAAGTCGTCATGCATGAATTCACAGTTGTACCTGTTCAGGTATCACTAGAGGTGGACGCAGGAGTCCCTGTGCTAACCGTAGAAGGTTATATTAAGTAACAACTAACAAAAGGAAACAAACCAATGAACCGTAAAGAATTATTAAAGAAATTATTAAATGTCCCTGTAGCTATCTCAGTCGAGGGCTACGGAGATTATAAAGTCAAAGGTCTATCAACTGCTGACTACTTATTTGCTGCCGCTAATGCAGGGGCTGAAGATGAAATACAACAGGAGAAGTACTTCGCAGCAATCGTAGCTCGATGCACTTTAGACTTGAAGAACAAACGAGTATTTGCTGATGATGATTTGACTATCTTAGCAGAGGCAGAAGCAGGTTTCATATTACCCCTCGCTCTAAAAATACAGACGCTGTCTGGTAACTTGGAGACAGAGGAGGACGTAAAAAAGGCGTAGACTCCCTTAAAGAAAACCACTTTGAATTATTCTGTCTTGAACTCATGCTCTTCTGGGGGTTGGACTACGAACAGTTCAATGCCCAACCTCTTGTTCTCATCAATAGATTATATCTCCTACAGACGATCAGACCGTTCCTCCCAAGTTCCTCATGGGTTCAGGCTGGGACCATTGCGGCTGCGACATATAACGTCAACCGTGGCAAGAATAGTAAGCCTATGAATCATGAGGATATCTTCCCATTTTTGAGTAATAAAACTCACGACATTATGGATGGGTACGACGAAGACTCACAGAAAGATATACACGCAAAACTTGGTGCATTGTTTGGTTAAATTTAAGGGAGATTACTCCTAACTAAGGAGAATAAATATGGCAGGTAAGAATGTCACAATAGGTAACGTAAACATTAGTATGTCAGCTAACGCTGCAGCCTTGATCCGTCAGGTTGATAAAGCTGATAAGCACTTTACAAAAAAGATGAAGAGGATGATTAAAACTTCCAAGAGGTTTGCCAAAGCGATGGTAAACGTCACTAAGAAATTAGGGAGGGCAGCAAAAATAGCAGGTGGTGTTGGTGCTGTTGCGTTTGGTGCGCTGGCACTCAAAACATTTGAAGCTCAACGTGAAATGCAAAGAATGGCTGATGTTGCTGGGGTCTCAATGGGTACATTTGCAAAGATGTCCCACATTACCAAGTCACTAGGTCTACAGACTGAATATCTCGCTGATGGTATGAAGGATTTAAATGTACGTATCGTTGATGCTGCCAAGGGCGGTGGAACGATGGTTGACTTCTTTACACTGATGGGTGAGAACGCTGAAGACTGGATAAATCTTAACCCTGCGGATCAGTTGGATAAGTTCATTAAGTTGACGGGCAAGCTAAGTGATAACGAAGCTAAGTTCTGGGCTGATGAAGTGAATGACTCCATGTATCGTTTGAATGTCACTCTAAGACGTTCAGGTAAAACTATTCAGGAATTCCAAACAGAAGCAGCAGCGTTAGGCGCTGGCACTGCAGCAGGACTCATAGGTAGTGTTAATAGTATGTATGAAGCATTCAATAGACTCTGGTTGATTCTATCTGAGATTACAGGTACTTCATTTTCAATATTTGCTGAGTCTCTAACTGTTGCTTTTAATACAGCTACTACTGCACTCCAGACATACATCAACACGATGGATGGTTCTACGATAGGTGAGAAGATATTTAACTTCTCGAAGGATATGGTCACTAAGATTCTGGCAGGTGTTGCTGCTGTTAGTTCAGCTATATCAGCATCCGTAAAGTATCTAGACATGTTCTCTGAACACGGTCTAAGTGGTGTCATATTGTGGCGCAAAACAATGCGTGATAGTGAGAAGGAGATCATTGCGCTTACAACTAAGATAGCAACCCTCAAGAAATCTCAAGAGGCTGAAAGTAACCTAGGTGGAGAACTCTCTGGACGTTCTAAACAGATATCTGACTTTATTATAAAGCAACAGAACAAACTTGCTGCATTAGAATCAAGCTATGCGAAAATGGCAGGGACGATGACTACTGAGAACTCTGGGATAGCACAGTCTATTACAGACATGATAAACAGTACTAACGCTCTTAAGTACAATCCATCAGATGCTGCTACTGGAAGCTCAGTAAATACAAACGGTCAAGACCCCGCTGAACTCAAATTGGCTCTCGATTACTTGAAAGCTCAAGCTAAGTTATCTACAGATTTAGAGGACTCAGAACTTAATAAACTGGCTCTAAATAGAGAGAATCTGCAAGCACTCATAGCTCATTATGACAAGTTAAGCCAGACCAGTAATCTTACTAAAGTTATGGAAGACAATAAGATCGCAGCACAGTTTGCCCTTATGGGACTCGATGATCAGGAGGAAGCTCGTCACAAGGAATTACTTGATGAGAAAGTCAAGGCTGAGAAATTAGCTGCTGATAAAATGGTAGAAATACACCAACGCATGTTGGAGCAACGATTAGCTTTTGATGCTCAGTATGGTGGTCAATATCAAGCCATGACAATCACTCAGGAAGCACTAGAACATGCTCGCCTAGCAGCACTCAGGGAACAAGAAGTGATCACTAAAGAAGAGCACTTATCTGCCCTAGCTCAAGTGACTCAAAACAAAGCTAACTCTGAAGTTCAAATGGAACTAACGAAACTAGCTGATATTGCTAATGGTCTGCAAGCCTTTACAGGTAAGAGTAAAACAATGGCTAAGGCTGCCTTTGCTTTCACCCAAGGTAAGGCCCTTCAAGAAGTCATTATGCAACAAGCACAAGCTGTATCTGCTGCATGGGCTGACCCTGCATTACCGTGGTACGCCAAAGCGGGTGCTGCTGTTATGGCTGCTGCAAACGTGGGTAAGCAAATCCAAACTATCAAACAAGCTGGACAATTCCATGATGGCGGTGAGATCCCTTATGACGGAACTTACTACATGGAAGGTGGTGAGATGGTAATCCCTAAAGATCGTGTTGGTGAGTACATCGATTCAGCAGGAGGTTCTGGGGGCGGTGGCGGTACAGTCATTAACTCTAATATCACAATGGGTCCTAGTCTTGTAGATGAAAAGGTACTAGCTACTGCGTTATCTAAACAACAGTCTGTTATAGCTACTCTCGTAAGAAAAGAAGAAAAAAACAGACCATCACGAAACAGGAGTCGCAATAACTAATGGCAAAACTAATACCTAGTGGATTAATGATCACTGATGTGTCCATTACGAACTATCATCGTTCATACGGTACGGAGTCAATGTCTGGTGTAAGAATAGCCAGAGACTCTGGTGTTCAATGGTTCAAAGGTAGCATTACTTTACAAGCGTATGGTTACTCCAATGTGCGCCTACTCAACGGATTCCTAGCGAATCTAAAGGGTAGGCTACATGAATTCACTCTGCCTCTTAACGGGGCTTATGTGAATCCAGACATAGGTAGTAATCCTACATTCAGAGTCAACCACGTAGCAGGTACTTCATTAGCTGACATCACACACTTAGGGTCTAGCATAGGCTACGGTTCTGTGTTCAATGTACCTAATGAAACCAAGCTATACATCTTAGCTGAAGACGCTGGTGGGACTGGTGTCTACGACATTATACCCGCACTCAAGACAGCACACTCTGCACTTGAACCCATCAACTTTATCAACCCCGTTTTGACCGCGATATTAGAAGGCAATGAAACAGCAATTACTCATGAGGGTAACGGCATGATCGCCTATGCAACATTGACGTGGAGAGAACATTTAACTTAACAATATTAAAGGAGGCATTATGGCAATTACAGTCATTCTTATGCGTATAGATTATAAAGACCATGTGACACAAGAAGTAACCCAAGTGAGGTTTACTAATGCCCCTTTTGATGTTGAATACATGGGTGAAATGTGGCAAGCCGCTGGTGATTTATTAAGCATTGGCAAGCAGGAAAGTAATTATGAGATTGTAACTGAAGGCGTAGAAATACAACTATCAGGTATTAACAATTCGTTCAGACCAGTAATCGACAGACATGGGTTCAGGTTTGCCCCTGTTGATATCTTCTTAGCTACTCTAGGAGATAACTCAAACGTAGTAACAGCAGCATCCTTCTACCACAGAGGCTTTGCGCTAAGTCCCGTCACAGAGGTTGATGAAGCCTCAGGGACCATCACAGTTATCTTTGAAACACAATCCGCATTCAAGAGCTTAGAACGTAATAGTCATTTAATGACTACGTCTATTGCTCACCATCAGTCTTTACACCCCAACGACAGATTCTTTCAATACGTTGCAGATGCGAGTCTAGGTGAAGAGACATGGAGAGATTAATACACTAATGAGGTCAACATGAACGAAACAATTAAAGAAATCACAAGTGAACACAATGGTAAAGAACATGTACGTGGTACACGAGACTGTAATCTCATGTTCTTCAGACTATATGAACCTGCAATGTTTGATGCAATGCATAAACAATATGACGACATCTTAGGAGGAGTCAAGGCAGGTAAGAGGCTGTTTGGCTTTAGATCATTACGTAGCTTTCTTCAGAAAAACAAATACAAAGAAGTACAACCTAACTTCCAGATGCATGGTGACATCGTGACCTTCCACAAGGGCCATGATGTTTATATCTCACTGGGTAACAAATGGTTTGGTGTACGCGAGAACAATACATTTGGCGTTATCAATAGATATGACTTTGATACCAACGCTTATCTAGTTTTTAGAAAGGAGTAACGTACATGGCTTCAGCAGCAACAATAATAGCAATTGTATCAGCAGTTATATCTGTTGGTTCAGCACTCTATGCCGCTAATCAGCAGCAAGATGAAACAGGTGGTCAGGCGATCACTAAACAAGGTTCACAGAACCCACGTAACAGGGTGTATGGTACAGCAGTAGTAGGAACAACTAGAGTATATAGTAACGTACTCAATCGTGACCAATCGTTTAGAACAGACGTACTAGCAGTAGCTGGCATAGGCCCATTAACATTTCATAACGTATGGATTGATGAAAAGCGTATGTTTGAGACGGACCAGAACATATTAACAAGTCCTACATCTCCAACACATGGCACTTACGATGATGCTCAAATGCGACCATCGTATCGTGAGTCTAGAGAATTTAAAGCTCAATTTAGGTCAGGACATGAAACCCAAGTTGCTGCTGCATTGGCAATGTCAGGTAGTGATGGTGAGTGGACCTCAATGCATAAGGGCGCACTTGTACCTCATTTGGTTATTTATGCTGACTTTACTACTGACCAAGATTTTGTAATCTTCTCTGATAAGTTTGAGTGTAAAGCACGAGTGACAGGACCACCTGTGTTTGATCCACGGACCAATGTTCTTAATGGTGATAGTTCTAACCCAGCGTTAGCTATTCTTGACTACTTAACCTCTACGTATTATGGGCTATCGATCCCAATGGATTACATTGATACTGCATCTGTCATGCACGCTGCTAACCAATGTGAATTCTATAATCTAGAAATCAACTCAGCGATAGACGGTGATGCACCATTTTCTGACGTTCTTGAAGATATGCTTGCGTGTTTTGGTGGTTCCTTATCTATTGTGAAAGGTCGCATTAAGATACTTTTTGAAGATACTGAATCTGTAAATTTATATGACTTTGATGATAGCAACATCCTAGCGGGATCTTTTAAAGTATCCCCAGCTTCAAGTGGTGAGTACGCTAACGTTATTACAACCACATTCAAGTCTGGAATAAATTTAGGTAAGAAGGACGATTATGTAATTCCTGCAGATATAATTAATGATCCACGTATCTTACAAGATGGATACACTAAGTCCAAAACGATTAATATGCCATATACTATTGATGCTACTGAAGCTAACAATGGTGTGGTCTCAGGTGCTGTTAAGTTTATAACAAGTCGTGAGTACAAACGTGGTCTATTTCAAACTACATGCTCATTCGATGTTGATCTTTTAGAATACCCAGACTTAGAAATCTGGAGTGTTGTAAGTGTTTCTCACTCTATATACGACTTTACTAATAAACGTTTCCGTGTTCTTTCAATGTCTACATCTACAGACTCTGATAGCTTGAACATAGCGACCCTACATTTAGTTGAATATGATGACTCAGTATACTTAACGGACATTGAGGGAAGTGTTGTAGGCAGTACGCTACCAATACGTTCTGACGTAGTTAGTCCTCCTTCTACCGTAGCGTTCTCTTTAGAGTCCTATGTGTCTGGTGGGTACGGTACACTTAGTTGGGCTGCAGGTTCGTTTACAGGAACAACTGCGTATGACATTGAGTATCGTTTAACTAACGCAACGGATACCTCATGGACCCGTAAGACATCACAATACAGAGGTTATAAGTATCAGTTCTATAGCTTAAAAGCTGAACAGTATGACTTCAGGATAAGAACTAATGATCGTATCCTAGGGACATCTGTGTGGGTTGAAACCAATGCTGTCGCTATCACAGTACCTTACACCTTGCCCCAAGTAACTGGGATAACAATAGACTCCACTACTAATGACTTTGTTATTAGGTGGGATGACATGTCAGGTAATGTTATTACGAATGGTACAGGTGCTGATGATCCTGAAGCTGCTGGTACAACTAGTACTGTAGCTGATGTGTTTAGTAACTATGAAGTAACGATATTAGTGGGTGGTCAATCTCAAGTTGTACTAACGACTTCTGAGTTATCCATTCCATATTCGTATGAGTTGAACACAAATTCAACAGTGGGTTTGAGTAGAACAATAACTGCATCAATAGTTGTCGTAGATAGATCAGGTAATGAATCTATAGCTACAACTGGTACAGCTACTAACTTACAACAAGATGGCCCTTCTGGTCTCACAGTAACTAACTCAAATGGTAATTCTGTTATCGAATGGGACCCTGTTTCTTCAAGAGACTTCGCGGGTAGTGAAATCCATGTGGGTACAGCTTCAGACTTCACTCCTGATGGTACAACGCGAGTTGCTACATTGGGTGCTGAGTCATTCTATTTGTATAACTACACATTACCTAACGTCACAGATAGATATGTTAAAGTCGCTCACTTTGATACTTTCAGTAAAACTAGCCTCACATACAGTGCATCAACATTGATGAGCTACGTGTCACCATCAATCCCAGTGTATTACTACATTAAACCCTTAACGGGTACAGCGATTATAAATGGTTCAGGGTCTATACAACTTGAAGCGCACAAAGTGACAGGTGGTTCTGATGAAATAATAACCAGTGGGACTATTGAGTTATTTGCTGGAGCTACAGCTAACGGTTATAGCCAGACGTATACTACTAGTGATATCACTAACTCATTAATAGTCACATTGAAAGATGGGACAAGTGGATCAGTTTTAGACTCAATATCATTGATAGATGTCGCTGATGGGGGTCATGCCATTTATGGTTCAGTGAATGCGTCAGGTCCCTTAACTTGGGTACAAACACCTGACACTGCATTGAATACTTCAGGTGCATGGTCACCCACGGTAACAGCAAGTAATCTTGTAGCTACCTTCTATAGCAATGGTTCCGCTGTCAAGACTAAAACTATAAACTTCACACGGGCTGCTAACGGTAATATCACTGCAGGAACAATCTCTGGTGATGCTGAAGTTACATACAATGTTTCAGGAACAGGTACACCCGCCATATCTGCTGAGTTTACTTATGCGGGTGTCACCGTGACTGAAAACTTAACATCTGTGTTGGGTGCTAAGTATGGAGCTACAGGTATAACAGGCAATGGTTCTAAAGTAGAGTTCTCGCTAAATGGGACAACTTTATGGCATGCAACTCCTGCAACGGGTGATGCATATATGCGCACTTGTAGTAACGTCAACGGTGGCGCTTGGACATGTAATGGTGCAACTTTAGTTAAAGGTGAAACTGGAGACACAGGTATTGGTTCTAAAGTAGAGTTCTCTATAAATGGGACATCTTTATGGCATGCAACTCCTGCAACTGGTGATGCATATATGCGCACTTGTAGCAACGTCAACGGTGGTGCTTGGACATGTAATGGTGCAACTTTAGTTAAAGGTGAAACTGGTAAGACGGGAAATGGTCTTAAGACTGAGTTCTCTATAACTGGTTCAACGCTGTGGCACGATGCTCCTGCTACTGGTGACAAATACCTACGTACATGTACTAACGTTGATGGTGGTGCTTGGACATGTAATGGTTCAACTTTAATCAAAGGTGAAACTGGTCTTACAGGTAATGGTTCTAAAGTAGAGTTCTCGCTAAATGGGACAACTTTATGGCACGATGCTCCCGCAACTGGTGATAGGTTCCTACGTACTTGTACTAACGTCAACGGTGGTGTTTGGTCTTGTAGTGGTGGTACTGAAATCAAAGGTGAAACTGGTGTAAAGGGTGCTAAACATTACTACATAGCTGGTTCTGTTTGGAGTGATACTGCTGCATCAAACTATATATTATATAGTCAAAGTGATGAACTCGTGAGATGGGACATAGTTACTATATCTAGTAGCGGTGATAAATTCTCTAAGACTAAGTATTGGGATGGTAACAGTTGGGAAGATGTTGCTGAAGTAATCGATGGTAATCTCATTGTACAAGGGACTGTTAGAGCAGATGCAATTGATGTTGATGATGTCTTTACTAAGGATATAACAGCCACAGGGACCATCACGGGAGCTACTTTAATAGGTGGTAAACTTGAAGTCTCTAATGCTACTTCAGCAAGAAAAGTCACGATTGATTCTGCTGCAAACTCACCTCTAGTTATCAATGATGGTACATCTGATGTATTAAGCTTTGATGCTAATAACAAGCTACAACTGTCGGGTGGTCTTGCTGACAATACTATAGATAATCTTAGTATGTTCAGTCCTTCGATTTGGTCCCAGATAAAGGCTCCAATTTCAGAAGGTGCAACAGGTGGATCTTTCACAGCAGCAACAGCTTCAGGTGTATCTCCTATAACCGCTATTGTAACTATGACTAACGTTAATACTAGTGAGTTGACTTTGGCAGTTAGATTTAATAGTGATTACTGGGACACAACCACAGTTCGACCAGATTGGACTCTGACTGTTAACGTAAGAACCCGCGCTGTAACAGGTGAGGGTAATTATACTGCGTACTCAACTATTCACAATCAAATGTATAGTGGTTTCACAGAGACTGAAAGTGGAGTGGGAACGAGTTCGTCTATTAGTATAAACTATGTAGGCAATACCACACCCGCTGCGATCACATTGGGAGGCGATGTACAGGTTAAGTACACTGTTACTCACAATGCTGGCTCGCATACCAGTGGCTGGTTAACGTCAGCATCTGCATCACAGACAGTCGAAGGTGGTGGTCAGGCGGGTGCGGCTACACTTCTGAATGGTGAAGAAGGCTCTTATTATTTGAACTACAATAATTTCAGTAATAAGCCAGCAGCAGCACTTCCGTTAACAGGAGGTAGTTTAACTGGAGCTATACAAACAACTAAATCCATTCTAGCTGATGATCCTGCAACCACATCAGATTGGAATGCAAACTGGAGAAGTGGTTTCTATGAGGGAGAGAATGCAGCGAATGCTCCTTCAACGGGTTGGTACTGGGGCTTAAAGTCTGGTCACAGAAATAACCATACAGGTAGTCGTTATGGTTTGGACCTCGTGATACAAAATGGTGGTGGCTCTAGTGCCTACATTAGAAATACACCCAGTAATGGTGTTGGTACTTGGCAGAAGCTATGGACTGACTTCAATGATGGTGCTGGCTCAGGTCTAAACTCTGACATGGTTGATGGACTCCATGCTTCTTCGTTTGTACGTAGTGATGTAGATGATACGAAACGGGCAAGCTCTGGCTTAACGGTCAGATAACAGGCTCAAGTGCTGCCCTTCAAGTGAACGGATTTACGCGCATGGGTTCTATTTATTTGCACGAAGGCGCATCCCCATCAGGCGAGAATAAGTTGTTAGATAATAGTGGGGGGAATCTAAGATGGGACACTAACACTGTATATCATGATGGAAACAGCGTAGACCCCAGAACTTTTGGTGTAGGTACTTCAACAACGCCAACTCTAACTGATTTTACTATCTCTAATCCTGCTGGTCTTTACAGATGTCTATTGTCTACTGCTACTGGAGGACCAGATACAGTTGGATACAATGCAGCAGTAGTGGTTCAAAAAGGGATCAATGGATCAGGTGATACATTCCTTGTGACTCGCTCAACGGGTACAGCCTCAGCACAGAAGATGTGGTTTGGGAGTCGTACAGCAGCAACTGGTGCAGTCATTTGGAAGGAGGTATGGCATGGTGGTAATTTAGTAAACCCAACAGTTCATGGATTGGGAACACTTAGTAATACTGAGTATCCTAAAACCAGCATTGATGACGCTACCTGTCCTTCTGGGTTCTATCGTGTAATAAACACTAACCCTTCGACTGGTACAAGACCTACAGGATTTAGCCTTTATGGGTACATACAGGTACAGTCTTACGATGTTTCTAACAAACTTCAAATCTACACTGATATAAATGGATTGGTTGCTACGAGGGTCTTAAAGCCAGCGGGGCATACTACTTGGAAAGTTAAGCTCAATGTTGGTGATACGATTGATGCTACTACAGTCAATAGCTACTCTCTCTCAAAGGATAATGGGAATGCAACACTATTGTACAGCGTAACGGTAGTGGTGACATCCACGCGAGGCTTCTACGTTCTAGTTATGGGGACCAAAGTACTATAAGTGGTGCACTGGCGTTTAGAGTGAATAACGATAGTGACAACTATAACCGCTATTGTAACAATACTGGCTCTATCCGTACCTTCCTGTCTACATATAGTAAAGCAGAGAGTGATGGTAGGTATGTAAATCTTACTGGTAATAACATGACGGGTTCTTTAAAGATAACTCGTAATGGTACTGATAATTTAGTTCTACAGAAAACTAGTGATACTGCCTACTCTGGTTTGACTTGGGCTGATGCAAACGCGACCTCCCGATGGTTACTTTATACAAGTAATAATGCACAAGGTAACCTCTCTCTTCAAGGTCGTAGAGCAAATGGTGCTTACCAGCATACTTCACTTACTATAGATAACAACACAGGCGTAGTGAGCTTTGGGTTTGCTCCAACAGTTGCTGGAAATGTTTTAGCTATTGCTTCTGATTACACTACGACTACTGCTGGACTTCGCAGTCTAACAGGTGTACCTACGAGTGTGTGGACAACCGCCACTGACGTAATGGACGTTGCTGGAGTGGGCTTACTAGGGACTGAGGGCGGGTTTAAAACATCTTGGACTTGGAACGGTTATCGTAATACATCTAGTGGTTTTACCTACAGAGGTGTGAATGGTAATACAACTACTGCGTCTAACTTAGAGCATGATTCAAGCAGGTTATCATATCGTGCTGGTGTTGCGGTAGGTACTACTTTGCCTGAAGTCTTTAGTGTTACTTCAGCGGGTGCTGTGTCTACAACAGGGAGTGTGTATCTTAAGGACTCAGCATATCTTTACTTAGGTGCTGGTAACGATCTACGTATTCGTCACGATTCCACTAACTCAACTATAGATAACGTAACGGGTAATCTGTACTTGCGGAGTATGGCTTCTGCTGCTGATATATATATAGAGGCTACTAGGGGGACTACAAGAGATCGTGTTGTTTCACTAGAGGCTTCTGCTACTGAAACTAGAGCGAGATTATCTTGGAATGGTCAGTCTAGGTTCTATACGGATGCTAACGGTGCTGTCGTTAATGGTCGATTGAGAGTAGTCGCTACTGACGGTCTTTTGGAAGTCGATAGCACTACGGACACTAATGGAGTAGAGGCAACTCTGAGACTTAATAGTGCGTCGAAGCAAGGGTGTGATATTAGATTAAACACTTACGATTCAAATATAGCACCCTTTGGTGTCCATATTGAACGTGCTGCTGACAATACCCAGACTTCTAGTAAAGCTTATCTTAGTGTGCAAGGGAACCTGTACATGGATGGGGATACCATGAAGAGCAACGGTAGAACCATGTTTAAAACGCAGGATAACTATCTACGTATCAATGACCAATCTCAATTCACTAGCGGTATCTACTGTGGCACTATGAAATTTAGGGCTGACGGACAGGTTAGATTAGGAACGGGTGGTAACAATTGTATCATTGATACTACTGGTAAAATCACATCACTCAATACTGTGACAGGTACTGATGTAATAGCCACGTCTGATATACGAGTGAAGCAGAATCTTCAGTCTATATCTAATGCTGCTCTTAAGCTGAGAACTTTACGTACTACAACTCACGACCGTATTGATCAAGATAAGGTTGATGGGAAATACCCACGTAGAGCCTCAGTGATCGCACAGGATATTGAAGCGGTCCTTCCTGAAGCCATTAACTACATCGACGATGACACGCTAGGTACAAAGTTAAATGTCTCTGTCCCTGCAACTGTCGTGCTAACCATAGCTGCACAAGCTAAAACTATCGTAAGTTTAGAAGAGCGCATAGCTAGATTAGAGAAGTTAATGGAGGCATCACATGGCTGATTTTCTTTTTGATATCACAACATATAGTGATGCTGAAACTAACTTCCTGAGTGGTGGTGGTTCTCAGACATTAAGTTCTGGAGATAGGTTGGGTTTTAGGTGGACCACTCATTCAGGGGGGAATCAACCCTCTAATGTATATGTGAGTGGTTGGAGTTCTACGGGATGGACGTGTACGTCAAGTGCTGCACTGACGCTAGGGGGAGGGTATGTTTATCATACAGTTCTAAGTCATCCTACTGAGCAATCAGATGTCTTGTCTATCACGGCTACAATGTTTGACTCAGCAACATTCACTGCTTATGTATCAGACGGTATAGATAATGTACCAACTGCGTTCACATTGGGTCCGTCAGTTGTGGGTGCTAATCCAAACAATGTCTACTATTCAAGAACGTTTGTACTAGCAGGGATGTCTAATGGTACATCCGCAACTGTATCTGCAACAGGTACTGCTGAGTTAAGTAAAGATGGAGTCACGTACACGTCAGGTACTCTACTTGTCTACAATGACGATAGAGTCTGGACTAGAATGGCTGCATCTACTTCCTATGGTACTTCAGTTAATACTACGGTTAGTGTGACAGGAGTAAACTCATACTGGGCTATATCCACAATCGATGATCCTGCTACAGGTACTATCCTGCAGTTTGGTCATGAGACTGGGAATGTTCCACTCAGTGATGTGAAAGCCTTCTTTGGGGGTGGTGATAATTTAGGCAGTTATCGTAGGGATGAATTTGTTCCTACTATATCTCCTGAGAATGATGACATTGTATCTGATCCTAATGCGTGGTTAAGGCTCACTAGGTTCAGAGGTTCTGTCACGGCATTCTATTGGAGTGTACCGCCTACTAATAAACATACGAATGGCGACACAATGCAGGGCAGTCTTACTTATTACTTAACTTGGCAGTCAACAACAGATTGGCAACTGGGCTATGGGACAGGTATGACTGATACGTGTGAGTACAAGTTTGAATTCCTAGAGCAATGGAAGGAAACATTAGCAGGAGGTGCTGTAGCTAACTCAGATGTTCAGATGAATAGTGTGAGTAACACAATATGGGGAGCTAATAATAAAACTCTTGTTATTAGAGTCACACCTAGTGTCGCTACGGAAGCATTCTACGATGGTATTATTCGATGCTCTGCTAGGAATCCTATAGACACATCAATAGTCGTAACTGCAGATGTACATTACAACTACGCATTCAGTGCAAACTAACACAACACTTTAAAATATAACGTATCTCAATTCTGAGGTGCACAACATTATGGACACAGTATGCATCTCAATAAGGGAGGTATAACTGTGTCTATTACAAAGGAGTAAATAAACAATGGAAAACATATCAGCAATATTCACTGCACAGTCTGCGCTTAAGACAGAAATTGAAGGGGCTATTGAATTGTTCAAGGTCGATTATCCTGAAGTCAAGCAGGTATCTGTAACTCAGGAATACACGGGCGAGGGTGAAGTAATTCGTTTAGTAGTCAATGTAGAAAGTGAAGGTGAGTCAATCACCCGTAAAGTTTAATCAACCAATAATAAAGGAGAAATATAATATGTGGCAAGTAATGTTATTTAAATTAGTAATGACAGGTTTGAGATCTTTAGCTAAGAACAGCGAGAACAAGATTGATGATGAGATTATAGAAATCGTTGATAGAGCGGTTCCTGTAAAAGAATTCATGAAGCTTTTTTAAAGGTGGCAACACGTAACTTCACAGATGCTGAATTACGTTGTCAGTGTGGGTGTGGGGCGATAAACCCTAACCCACTCTTTGATGTCTTAATGGATAAGGTTCAAGAGCTTAGAGTCCTTTATGGTAAGTCCCTGAAGGTAACCTCTGGATACAGGTGTCCCAAACATCCCTTAGAGGCCCGTAAGAACAAAGCGGGTCAACATTCCATTGCAGCAATTGATCTTAGTGTATCCCGTGGGGAAGCACATGAAGTACTGCGTATAGCTCTACTACTGGGATTCACTGGTATAGGTGTGAATCAAAAGGGTAATGGCAGGTTCATTCATTTGGACCTACGTGATGCCCCCACAATATGGTCATATTAGATTCTGGAGGAATTTGTAATGAACTTCTAGCGTGATTATTAATAAAGAAACAATAGGTGGCGTATGGAATTTACGAAGGTAGAAGTAATAGGAGCATTGGGGGTGTTGGCTACAGTCATAGCAGCACTCTGGGTGTTACTAAAATCACACATGAAAAGGGATGACGATAGGTTATCCAAATATGAGAAAAACCATGATATGAATCATAAACAGATTGTGGAACTAACGGGTGACTATCGTGAATTAAAAGGTCGAATAGACTCCGTAGAAAAACTAAGTAGATCTGTCCTAGACGAGATACGTAAAATTGGGGATAAATGATGATAGATGTACTATCAGGTGGTTTGACAATGTTAACTATTTTGTTAGGTATTGTCGTAGTAAACGAATGGGGTGGGGCTGCTAAGAAGGCTCTACAAAGTAAAGAAAAATTATCAAGTGAGCAGTGGTTAATATTAGGTGTCGTCGTCGCCTTCATAGGTCAGACCTTAGATAACATGTATTGGCTGGTGACGTGGACATCAAAGTACTTCGATGAGACTTCTGCATTCACTACGTATATGTTTGATCATGGTATGTTAGCAAACATTCCTTTCAGACAAGGTAGTGGTCTTGTTGCAGCGTACTGTCATGTTCACGCAGCAGTTATGTTAGACAAAGTAAAAACATTGCGCTTCAGACTATTTATTTTAGGTGCATCCTTGATGGGCTTGGTATTCAGCCTAGGTATGGTTTTCTTAAAGGATTAAAATATATTAAAGATACAAAAGAAAGGTATAGAAATAGATACATACGTATAGGGACTTATTAATTTGAGTCCCTTTTTTATCGTATAATAAAATATACCTTAGTCTGCATAGTGATTAATTTCATATAGACTAAAGTATAACTCTGTGTATAATTATGTGACTCACCAATGAGTCTAACTAATAGTAATAAAGGGATCACAAGTTGTGCCTTATAACGTAACGAGTCTGGTAAACAACATTGTCTTGCCAGCAACTGAGCCTAGTGATATCATTGGGATTGATAGATTGAAAGACGTAGTTAATTGGATTTTAATCCCTAACGCAGACCCTATGAACTTAGCTGTAGCGTATAGTACAGGTGGAGTAGCTTCCTTAATACTTGTAGAAGACGTAATATTTGTGGGTACTGTACAAGCACAGAGAGATGATATAGATGTTAGAACCATTGCAAAGAGGATTGAAGCTCATAGAGGCTTTGAAAACAGTCCACGCTGACTTCCCTCCAAACGGGTTAGCTATATTCCTTAGTCTAATAAATAAAGAAGGTGTGTCCTGCACTGAGCTAGTAGAAGATTTGGACATGCCTAAGGCTACAGTTAGTAGAAACCTAAGGATGTTAGGTCCCATGCTGTCTCCTCACAAAGAAGGGATGAAGTTAGTCAATTTGATACATGACCCTGATGACTACAGAGTGAGACGCGCATACCTCAGTAAAGAAGGTAAGAAGTTTGCTCAGAAGATACAGGAAGCACTCTCTTAGCCTAAATTATTTCAGTGGGTAAAGGTATCCTGACGTTAGTTGGAAGTCGTTTACCCACTGAAAAACCTAAACACTAGGAATCCCATTATGACTATGGCTTACTCATACCTTCGACTGTCCACTAAGATACAACTTAAAGGTGACGGACAGAGAAGACAGATGGAAGATACCATTGAATCTGCTACTAAGAATGGCTGGACACTTTCTGACCAAACCTTCCATGACCTTGGAGTCTCAGCGTTCAAGGGTGACAACCTCCTGACAGGCGCATTGAATACATTCCTGAGGCTAGTTGAGGGCGGTAAGATACCCAAGGGTTCCGTATTGATGGTTGAGAACCCTGACCGTATATCCAGAGAGGGTGTGACGAAGTCCGTAACGATCCTCATGACCCTGTTGTCTGCTGATATCAATGTGTACACAACTGCTGACGGGAGAATGTACTCAGGTCAAAAGGAGACAGCGTTCCTCGACCTAATCACTTGGGGCATCGCTGCTGAACGTGGTCACGATGAATCCGCTAGGAAGTCTGAACGTATCCTTAAAGCCAAGGAAGCTCAGAGGGTCAGAGCGAGAGAAACAGGTCACATATATAGTAAGACATGTCCTCACTGGATGGAGGTCGTAGGGGAGGGTGACAAGAGGTCTCACGTACTCTTAACGGAACCTACAGAGGTAATCAAGATCATCTTCAAGCTTCGTCTCGATGGATGGGGAATCTATGATATCACGAGGTATCTTGACAAGTCTGAATACTCCCCTCACAAATCTAAGAATAGAAGAGAGGCTGGTGTCGTATGGCACACATCTACGATTAAACGATGGTTGACATCACGCACTGTCATAGGGGAGTTCCAACCCACTACAATGTTGAATGGGAAACGAGTGGATGCGGGAGAGCCTATACGCAATTACTTCCCAGCTATAATCTCAGAGGAGGACTTCAGGAGAGTCCGTGGTACGTTCAAAGAGACAAAGCAAGGCCGTGTACCCAATCAAGTAGGAGCAAACGTCTTCAGGGGCCTCTTGAAGTGTGGCTGTGGTTCTGGACTACATGTATCCATCAAGCGTTCAAAGACGGTTAAGAAAGGAGTCGAGAAGCAATTAACTTATCGTAAGATTGAGTGTCCTCGTAGTCGTTCCCAGCTATGCTCGTTCAAGAACATACACTACCAATTAATAGAGGGTCTCGTTATGAGTAGCCTACGCCATATTGAATGGGAAGGTATGCTCAAGAGTAAAGAGAAGGACGATGATACCCTCTTAGAATCCCTCAGGAAGACCCTAGTGGAGCGTAGGGACTACTTAGTTGATGTAGACAAGCAAATGGGTAACCTTATCAGTTCTATTGCCTCAGGTGGCATTAACGTCCACTTACAGAAGATGCTTGATGAACTCACTGTGGTGCACGCTGATGTAACCTTGGAAGTCACAGAGACAGAGAGAACATATGAAGACCTCAGAACATCAAAGTCAATACAGAAAGAAGATGCTTTACGTATTAGTGAGACTATAAATCTGATACTCGACCAAGCAGCCTATGGTGATGAGAGGTTACGATTATGTACAATTCTTAACCAACATTTGAGTAAGGTAGAGATAGCACCTGTAACGTATGTGGTTACGGTTTATGATAACAAGGGTGTCCTGATAGCAACAATCACACCCCTCGATGATAAGCTACACTTTGCCCGTGTGGTTACCCCCAAACTAGAGTGGAGCATAGAGCAACACTTTAAAACAAACCGCATAACCCTGCAGTAACAACCTCCTTAATTGGGGGTTTTTTATCCACCCTGCTCATTAAATCACCAGTTAGTATGATTACCTCACTTATTAGTTGACGTACTGAGTCTAACTCATTAATGTATGTTCTCGTTAGGTTAACCCCTGACCATAGGAACCACTTAATTTAATGAGGAATAATATGACAATCTATAGGCTAATAAGTAAGCACCCCAAGCGTTATGGTTGTAATGAGACAGCCCATAAGTCAATGGAAGAACTTAACAAGTATGTGGAAGAACTTAAGACTAGAGGGTTCACAGAGTTCTCCGTTGATAGTTTTGTGAGGTGGGTATAGTGAACACATTCATTATGGATACCACTGAGTCATTAAAGTTAGAAATCTGGCAGTTAGAGAATGAATTCAATGTACGTCAGGAAGCTCAAGACAAGGCCCGTAGGGTACAGGAAGAGCTTATAGCCTCTGGTAGTATGAGTGAGGCAGTCGCTGCGGCTAGTCTTATTACAGACTCTGTAGGTGGCGTGGTTGATGGTATGAAGGCATACATCGAGGAAACCTTAGAGAGTATCGTGAAGGGTCAGCCTAGTAAGTCTATACAAGCCTGTAAGGTTCTGAGTCATTTCGACGATAGAGACTTAAGTAACATAGCGGGTGACGCTGTTGCAATCTGTCTGGATGGACTAGGGTTGACCCCAGAGAACAAGCTGGTGCATATGTTAGGTGAACATGTAGAGCATGAGTTCATGTTGCGCACATACAGAGAGCAGGATAGAAAAGCTGCTAAGTATCTAGCTGAATCATTACAGGCCCAAGGAGGTACAACTAAGCAACGTTATAAGTCAGTTGAGTACAGTCTGGCTGCTAACAGACTTGAGTGGAAAGCTTGGGATGGAGCGGATGTGATCCTTTTGGGTCAGATAATCTTTCAGCAAGTAATGGTCCATAGCGGTATCTTTGATTTACAACCCCTCATTGAATTAACTTAATTAGTTAGACTAACTTGTTTACTTAACTCCTAAGTTAGTTTACATTACACGCTTACCAACAAAAGGAAGTAACCATGAGCACCAAACGTAAGAATGTATTAATGTTAAAACCAGAAGTAGCAGCCCTAATGGAAGCTCGTCATGAGTCTATGATTGAGTCAGCCACTCGCTACGAACCAATGGTCGTTCCTCCAACTCCATTAGGTTACGGTATGACTGACAGCTATGGTTACCGCACCTCTAACGCACCTCTAAGACTCGTTAAGTCAAGAGACCAAGGTTTACTTGAAGAGATGCGTAATAACTCGTCACCTGAGTATGCTCACTTCATGGAGGGTATCAACGGTATTGGTAACTCTCGTTTTCGTGTTAACACATGGTTACTTGCTGTTTTAAAAACATGTCTCAATGAGAAGGCCCCATGTGGCAAATTACCTGCATTCACTATTGTGTCTCCACAAACAAATCTTACTGAAGTTAAACGTCAGAAGGCCGCTATGATGCTTTTACGTAAGACTCCTGATGTTTCCATTAAGACCTTCTGTGAGACTCTCTCAGACGATGACAGTTCTTTAGTGAAGACTTATAGCAATGACATGAGAACAAGACGTGAGTTCATCCAGAAGAAGACTGAGCTTGCTGGTGGGCGTGCTAACGTACAACGTACACTTGCACTAGCTGAGAAGTACAAAGGCTTTAAAGAGATATACTTCCCGTGTAACACAGACAGAAGAGGTCGTGTTTACTACAGCACTCCTAACCTTAACCCACAAGGCCCAGACCATGAGAAAGCTCTTATTGAGTTGGCACATGCTGAGAGAGTAGGGATGAAGGGTCTCTTTTGGTTGGCTGTTAACGTGGCTAACCTTATGGGATTTGATAAGGCTGACCTTGGTGACCGTGTTCGTTATGTGAAAGCCAACTGGGAGATGATTAAATCTACAGTGTCTAACCCATATATGGACAGAAGCTGGGAAACAGATACAGATAAACCCTTCCAGTTCCTAGCGGCTGCTAAGGATCTTATTGATGCTGTTGAGTCTGAGAAACCTTACGATCACATGAGTCGAGTGAGTGTTGCTCTGGACGCAAGCTGCAGTGGACTTCAGATTCTAGGTGCACTGACTAAGTGTACTACCTCTTTGTTCAACACCAACTGCCTCAGGGCTGTGAGTGATGCAAATGGTAAGCTGGTAATGCAAGACATCTATCGTCTAGCTGCTAATAAAGCTACTGAGTCTCTTGTACTTGAGTCTCAAGGTGGTGAATACGCTGAGATAGCTTCTGCATTGTTGTCTTGGGAGTATGCTATGAAGGACGGTAAGCTTACTCGTGACATGCTTAAACGTAACACGATGACTTACTTCTATGGCTCGAAGGCTAATGGTATGGGTCAGCAACTTATGGATGATCATTTTGATATTGAGTATAAGAAAGCAATCGATAAAGTAGGACGTGATGGTGTTGTGACCTCTGTTGGTTTCCCCTTTGCAGATAAGGCTCAACGTATCGCTGCTTCACAGTATTTAGCCAAAGTCAACTTTGCTGCTATAGAAGCCATTGCACCTATCCCAGCGTTAGTTATGAAGAGCCTACAGAAGTACGGACAGTTAATCTCTAAGGGTGGCAAGAAGATGCGTTGGACCACTCCACTAGGGTTCATCGTTGAACAGCATTATGAGGTTCAGAAAGACCTTGTGATCGACTCTGTTCTTACAGGTCAGCAACGTAAGCAGACCACGACTCGTAAAGATACTGGTGTAGTTGACCAGAACAAACAGAAGCTTGGTGCTGCTCCTAACTTCGTTCACAGTCTGGACTCTTCATTGCTCCTTAAGGCTGTCTGTGAAGGCGTGAGGAAGGACATAATGGATTGGAGAGTTGTCCATGACTCATTTGCTGTTAGTGCTCGTAAGACCTCCTCTATGGCCCGTCTGCTTAAGAACGTCATGGCTGACATGTTCTCTACAGATATCCTATCTAAGTTGTCTACTGAGTTAGACGCTCAAGTCCCTGAAGAATTACGTAGTGAGATCATTCCTTTCCCAGATTATGGTACTGCTGATCTTAATGAGATCCGTAAAGCTGAACTACCTTTCTGCTAGAAACCCTCCTTGATGCATTTGCGTCACTGACGTTTTTGCATCACCTCTAATATCTAAGTTCCTCCCTGTTGCATTTGCGTCACTGACGTTTTTGCAACACTTTGTACAATTTATGTACGACAAAATAGGGCTACCGTAATGGTAACCCTATTTATTTCAATTTATTTTACATCCTCTATTAGCCTACTTATTAATCAACTGCTGTACACATAGTAATCAACTGATGTACACATAGTAACCGCCACAGTATGTTTATTAATCTACTTATACCAGCGACTCAACACAAGCCTCTGATCTGTATCAACTTTATTGAATAGACCTTAAGTGGTTAATTACTGTACATATGTATAGTACATTCTTTGTACACCTTGTCCCATATGGCCTCTAGCCCCCTTCACTTGGTTGCAGTAGTGAGACTAACTCTTTATACTCACTGACCATAGAGTAAGAATTACTAACTCTTATTAACAACAACAACATGTAACTACATATAGATGCCCTAATGAATACCTTAAGTATCTTAATGTATCTAAATGTTCTTTCTTTTTTCTTCTAATAGTCAGGGATTAATCAAAATGAAAATACTAATGAAAACAATCGACCTTCAAGCTCCTACTCAATTGCGTGTTCTAGGAGAGTCTATGCACCATGTGAGAGAACTAGCGTATATATATGCTGATACAGGTGCATTCCAACACAAACCACTGGTAGCTGCTATCAAGGGAAGTGACAAGCTGGTCCCAATCGACGGGTTCCATAGACTGCGAGCTATAGAGTGGCTAGCTTCAGATTTATTTAAGGATGAGGAAGATGCACCAGACGTATCTCACTTAGACCTCGAAGTTGTAGATGTTGACTACGTACAGTACGACACAATAGGTGAAGCTGTTATTGCTGCTGCGGGTGTTAATGGATCACATGGGCTAAAACGTCAGCAGAATGATATTAAGTCTGCTATCAATGCGATACTTGACGCTGAAAAGATGATGTTCATGCACAACAGATATCAACTTAACAAGAAAGCTATTATGAAGGCTGTCAATTGTTCTTCACGCACCTATGAACGACAAACAAGTATTCTACGTGGTCGTCTAAAGTCTACACGTGACATGGATATACTGAAGTTTGATGTAGATGGTCATTCCCAGCGTGATATTGCAGATATTGTATGTTGTGATGTTGCTACAGTGAATAGAATCTTAGGTGTTGCAAAAACGTCAGTGACGCAAATGCAACAGTCTGAAGAATCTGAAGTTGAAGGTGTTGCAAAAACGTCAGTGACGCAAATGCAACAGTCTGAAGAATCTGAAGTTGAAGGTGTTGCAAAAACGTCAGTGACGCAAATGCAACAGTCTGAAGAACCCACCAGCGTATTCACTCATTGTACTTCAGTGACTCCTGTAGAGAATCCTTGGGAAACCAAAGAGAGTGTTGCAAAAAAACCTAAGGTTAAAATGCAACAGGTAGAATCTCCTGCTCTTGGAGTAATATCTAATGATGATGAAGCTAGTTCTTCTATCGTCACAATGTTTAGCTTATTGAGTCCCGCAAAGAAAAACGATTTGTTGCTTATCCTGTCTGACCTCGCTTTAGAATTCTAAGAAAGACTCACTCAGTTAAAGAGGCCCCTAGTGGGTCTTTTTTTATGCCCCTGACCATCAGACAACAAACACCCACTTAATTTTACGGAGTACGAAAGATGGATAACAAGCACACAATTAAAAAACAACGCGCATTGATGTTTCTACGTTTACGGGAAGACCACAATGTGGAAGAAGTATCAATCCTTTTAGATACCCCCCTAAGCACCATCCAGAAACACGACAACGCTCTTAAACGCTTAACTGGACTGCTAGGTCCTTACAAGAAATCAAGAGCGTTCTTGGCGCTAGCTGACGTTGACTCTGGTCGTTATCAAGTTGACTCAGTCAAGAATCTAACTGATCACAAAATGGTCTCTGATTTAGTAGCGATGCGCTGGGCAATACTTAAGAGATGTGACGAGATGGAGAAAGCTGAACAAGACCAAGAAGAACGTGACGCATTAGCTATTGCTAAAGCAAAGAAGATATTCGTGGACTCAAGCGTTATTGAATTACGCATTAGGAATAAGTTCCGTGGACCTATCGACACAGTCACAGGAGCTATGGACACAGTCCTTGCTATCGCATGCATTGATGAAAGTCCTGAATATCAGACAGCATTATCTGAGTTGACTGAAGCTGTCATTGAGCTTGAAGAGACCTTGATGAGCTAAACCCTTACTACAGAAGAAAGGAATCCCCTATGAAATATTATGTTGATGACCACGGTGTCGTTCACTTCACAAACCCCAACAAACAATAAGGAGTCATTATGGCTTACAAAATTATTCACGCTAAGAGAGATCTTAAAGACCTCGTTTTAAATCAGTACGTAAACATCCAGAAACCTGACACATATGATGGTGCTGTCTATAAATTTGATGCATCACTTTCAGGTAGTGTTGCTGATCAATTAGCTGCTGCTGTTGATAAGACATTAGAGGCTGCCGCTGCAGAGATTGGTGCTAAACCTTCACCTCAGAAACGTCCATACAAACGTCAAGATGATGGGACAATTGTATTCACATTTAAGATTAAAGAATTCAAAGAGGGTGAACGTCCGTTTAAATTATGGGACATGAATATGAAACCCATCGTTGATGTACCAAACCTTACGGGTGGCACAATCCTCAACGTAAACTTTGCATTCTACATCTCTGAATACAAAGGCACTGCATTTATCTCATTACAACCCACCCACTGCCAAGTTAAGCATGCTGAAGTCTATGCAGGTAGTAGTGACTCTGGTCCTACGTTTGGTGAAGGTGATGGTTATGAATCAGAAGAAGGCAGTCCCTCTTTTGATGAGTCAGATAACTCTGGTCCCCTTACCGCAGATGATGACTTCTAACTATGGAAATATTTCGTCTAAACATTAAACCATTCTCAACGAATGAAATGCATTTGGGACGAAAGATTGATTCAGCTAAGTATAGAAAATGGACAGCACAAGCAGGCCGTATGTTACCTGACTTGTCGTCCATTGACTTTAGTAAGCCAATCAATGTCCACGCAGATGTCATATTTCGCAGACGCTCATCAGATTTAGATAACATTTGGAAACCACTTTTAGATATGTTGCAAAGACACATCCCGTCATTCAACGACAACAAAGTAGTCCGTATGTCAGCTAACAAATTTGTCACAAAAGATGAAGATGAAGTTGGTTATTACATTCAAATTTACAACTGCAGTGAACGCAATTACGCAAAGTTCCTTGAGGACCACAATTAAGGTGAGCATATGTCAGAATCAGGCTATTTATACAAAGAGTCATGCCCCGCATGCGGTTCAAAGAATAACTTAGCTCGATACGATGATGGTCATGCTCACTGTTATTCTGCTGGTTGTGAACACAAAGAATCACCTACAGGAGGTGTCGTATACAAACCCACCAACCAAACATCTAAGACCTTTAGCCCCATACTAGGAGAAAGCACAGCACTACGTAAGCGTGGTATCCGCGAGGAAACATGTAAGAAGTACGGTTATAAGATCATCCAATACAATAATGAGACAGCCCAAGCGTGTGACGTTAAGCTCGCAGATGGTACATATGTAGCTCAGAAAATTAGGACTCGTGACAAAGACTTTAGGGTCATTGGGAGTCTTGAAGAAAAGCCTCTAGTGGGTATGCATCTCTTCTCAGGTGGTCGTAAGATTGTCATTGTTGAGGGTGAAATTGATATGCTCACAATGTCTCAAGTACAGTCTAATAAGTATCCAGTAGTTAGCCTCCCCAACGGTGTTAGTTCCGCAAAGAAAGTAATAGCAACAAACCTCGAATACCTCAGTAACTTTGAAGAGATTCTTCTCTGCTTTGATATGGATGAAGTAGGGCAGATAGCTGCTATTGAGTGTGCTGATCTGCTCATGGGTAAGAATGTGAAGCTGATGTCTTTACCTTTAAAAGATGCCAACGAAATGCTCTTAGCAGGACGTACTGAAGAACTTATCAATGCCATGTGGAATGCCAAGGAATACAAACCTGATGGTCTTGTATCTATGTCAGACATAATGGAAGAAGCTCTGAAGCCAACGCTAATGGGAGCACCTTGGTTTCTACCCACGCTAACTAAGTGCACATATGGTCGCAGACCTGCTGAGATATACACATTAGGTGCGGGTACAGGTATGGGTAAGACTGACTTCTTTACTCAACAAATAGCATACGACTGTCTAGTACTTAATGTGCCAGTGGGGGTATTTTATTTGGAGCAGATGCCCGTTGAAACCGCTAAGAGAATAGGTGGCAAGATAGCGGGTAAGCAGTTCCACATACCTAATCTTGAAGGTGAAGAACCTCGATGGACTACTGAGGATCTTAGAAACACCCTGATGGACCCTAGGTTAGAGGAGAACCTCACAATGTATAACGCATTTGGGATAACTCAATGGGAATCACTGAAGCCTAAAATCATATATCTAGCTGAGAAAGGCGTGAAGCACTTCTTCATAGATCACTTGACCGCAATGGCAACAGGTGGTGACCGTGATGAGAAGACTGAGTTAGAAAACATCATGAGTGAACTCGCTGGCTTAGGTCAACGCATGGGCCTCATCTTTCACGTTATATCTCACCTTACGACTCCTGAGGGCAAATCTCATGAGGAAGGAGGTCGAGTGACCATCCGTCAATTCAAAGGCAGTAGGGCTATTGGCTATTGGAGTTACTTCATGTTTGGCATGGAGCGTAACCAGCAAGCTGCCTGTCAGGTTGAGAAAACCACAACATCCTTCCGTGTGCTCAAAGATCGCTACACGGGTCAATCTACTGGAACGGTCATTAAACTTGGCTACGACAGTGCAACAGGATGCCTTTATGAACTCCCACAATTAACAACAGAGGAGGCTAACTTTAATAACAAATCAGAGGAATTCTAATGGCTAGATATGCATGGGACATTGAAACAGATGGTCTACTTGATGAAGTGACTATTCTGCACTGTATAGCAATACAAGATGTGGACACAATGGAAGAGTCTTTATACGCTGACCTTCTAGTAATGAACACTCAAGGTACACTTGAGGACGGTGTTGAAAAGTTAATGAATGCTGACCTTCTCATAGGTCATAATTTAATCAAATACGATCACCCTGTCATTAAGAAGCTTACAGGTAAGTCCCTGCCTAAAGACAAGATCTTCGATACATTAGTGGCTACACGTCTCGTGTGGTCCAACATTAAAGATATAGATGGTGGTAAGCCATATAAACTGGGATACCTGTATGGTTCTCATTCACTTGAGGCTTGGGGTATCCGTTTGGGTGGGCAGTTGAAGATGCAATACCATCCCGTGATGGACCCTGCACAGCCCGTATATGATCCTTCAGTTAAGAATCCTAAACGAGATCCCCGCTGGAAGGGGAGTACCTTCACAGCGATGATGGGTGAGTACTGTTTACAAGATGTCAGAGTGAACACTGAGTTGTTCCTGCGTCTTGAGAGACAGATTAAAAACTTAAACTATAGCGAGTCTATTACATTAGAACATGAAGCTGCTTGGTTATTAGCAGATCAAGAGCGTAATGGTTTCAAGTTTGATGAACGTAAGGCTCAGTCTTTACTTGCAGTACTATCAGCACGTAGAGAGATCATCTACGACCAATTGATTAACACTTTCAATGGCTGGTATAAGTCTGATGGGTTGGTAGAACCTACACGTACCTTGAATTACAAGAACCCACTAACACCCTCAAGGGTCATTGGGGCTAAGTTCACTAAGATCACATGGGTAGACTTCAATCCCTCATCACGCTTGCATATTATTAGAGTGCTTAAAGCGAGAGGGTGGGAGCCTATGGAGTTTACCCCCAGTGGTGAAGCCAAGGTTGATGAGACAATACTTAACAAGATGAAATTCCCTGAGGCTGCTTTAATGGCTGAGTGGTTCTTATTACAGAAACGCTTGGGTCAATTATCTGACGGGAAACAGGCTTGGTTAAATGTTGTACATCGTGACGGGTACATACGTGGTTCTATTAACCCAAACGGGGCAGTAACAGGTAGAGCAACACATAGTTTTCCTAATGTGGCACAGGTTCCTTCCTGTAGTGCTACATATGGCTCTGAGTGTCGTGAGTTATTCACGGTTCCAGATGGTTGGGTACTATTTGGTTCTGATGCATCTGGCCTTGAGCTTAGATGTCTAGCAGAAGCTATGGCTATCTATGATGATGGTGCTTATATAGACACTGTGTTGAATGGTGATATACATGTAGCCAATCAAAAAGCCGCTGGTTTAATGACCAGAAACGAAGCAAAAACCTTTATATATGCATTTTTATACGGATGTGGACCTGAACTTACAGGATCACAAATTGGATGGTCTGAAGAGGAATATCTTGGCTGGAAGGCTAAGGGGCTACACCTCAAAGTCCTAGCTCGAATCAACAACTTCAGGGGCAGACAGTTACCCTCTAAACCACCTCTAAGACTCTCAAGTAAGCTACGTGACGTTTTGTGTAACACAATGAAGGGTGAGCAAGTCCAGAAGAAATTCATGAAAGGACTACCTGCTCTTAAGCTACTCATAGACGACTGCAAACTCCTCCACAAGGAACAAGGTTTCATACGTGGTCTGGATGGTCGAAAGATATTCACTAGAAGTGGACACGCTGCATTGAACACCAAACTGCAAGGTATGGGTGCTCTCATATGTAAAGCATGGATTGTTGAAGGTGAACGTCTCGCTCTTGAAGCTGGCTACAAACATGGTCTTGACGGTGACTTTATGCAATGTGCATGGGTACACGATGAAGTCCAAATAGCTTGTAGGACACGAGAAATAGCAGAGCACTTTGGTGAGCTATACCAAACAGCAATGAGAAATGTACAGGAACGCTTCAACTTTAGTTGTCAGTTAGATACTGACTTCAACATAGGGGCCAACTGGAAAGAAACACACTAACCAAAATAGGAAACCACTAATGTCTAAAGTTAAAAAGCTGGGTCTCTTCGACCTTGATATCTTCGTCTTCCAAGCTGCTGCAGCATGTACCCATCCAGTAACACTCCAAAATGGTAACACCTTTATCTTCAAAGCTATGGACGCTGATGCGGCTATTGGTGTTGTACGTGATCGTGTGGATGCCATTACAAAAGAGCTTAAGTTGGACATGGCAGTGCTGTGTATAACGGACAAGATCAACTGGAGAAAGGGTGTACTTCCAACGTACAAGTTCAATCGTAACAAGACTGATAAACCAGAGGGTTTGGACTACATCAAGAATGCTCTACGTGAGCATTATGAGGTCATACTGATGGACACTCTTGAAGCTGACGATGTTATGGGAATCCTTGCTACTAATGAGTCCTATTGGCCTGAGTACAGGAAGATCATAATATCTGAAGACAAAGACATGAAGACCATACCTTGCTGGTTATTCAATCCAGCTAAAGATGTACAACCTTGGATAGTCACTGAGGAGTATGCAGACAACTTCCACCTTATGCAGACCTTAGCTGGGGATGTAACAGATGGGTACTCTGGATGTCCCGCAGTAGGAATGGAAACTGCTGAAGAAATGCTCAAAGAACAAATCATGTGGGAACCCTATGAACACACCTTCAAATCAGGTGCACGTAAGGGTGTAACCATCGACCGCTGGGGCAAAGTTCCTAGTCCAACACCTTGGGCCACAGTCGTTTCATGTTTCGTGAAGGCTGGTCTGGGTGAATCTGCAGCAATAGTTCAAGCACAAGTAGCTCGAATCTGTCGTGATACTGAATATAACTTTAACAAACAGGAGGTTGCCCCGTGGCTACCAGTAAACAAAAATTATTAAGTTGGACTGGCGATACTAAGGGTATCTATGTCGGTGATTATTATTTTATAGATCTAGAAACCTCCAGCTTTAAGGATGCTAATGATGATGTCCGTCTCTCAATCTTAGGTTGCTGGGGTCCACCTGTAGAGGTATCAAGTTCACCTGAAATAGGCCAGCCAGTTCAACCAGAACCAGTGACCAACCCAGAGTCACAGAATGTTGTTCCTGAGGTCATGAAAGACATGACTGAACGTATGATCATGGGCATTAAAAGCTATGGCGTACCATTACAAACATTCAATGGTAGAAGTCCATTACAGGACCTTTACGAAGAACTCCTTGATGCGGCTTGTTATATCAAGCAAGCCATAATGGAATCAGAAAGACTAACTAAACCATCTAACCAATAAGAGAACCTATTCATGAACATTTTCACGATGAGAAACTTCAATAGCATTAATCGCAATATGCACACTGCAATCCAAGGTCTTGAAGAAGATTTAGAGAGACTTGAGGCAGAACATGAAAGGCAGTTATCTATCATACATAGGGCTGAAAATGCCATTTTAGAACTGAGTATATCCAAGATCGCAG